CTGACAGTCCGTGCGCTTTATTAAATCGATTCATGTATTCGGCTTGAGAATCTGATGTCTCAATTACTGATATATTTACAACTTGTTGATTGTATTTATTATTAAGATGGTCTATTACTAGTTCACTATCTACTTTTTTAGGCATATCCCACCAATAAAGAGTTTTATTTGATTTATTGTATCTCCATTTATTTTTTAAACCTTTTCCATATGTGACATGACGCATTTTTATCATCACTTCTGTGTGGTCTATAGCATCTTTATGAGAAATTATTTCATCATCGTCAGTTATTATACCAACAATAATATTTTTATTTTCTAATAACAATTTTAATTTTATCATAAATCATTGAGGTTATATACGTTATAGTATTTAATCCCTAACTGTTGAATATCTGGAACGTTATAACGATTAAATGCAGCTCTTATTATATTTCGTGGATACTGTTTCAACTTAATTTTTTTATCTTTTATGGCGTCTCTTAACGTTTTCATATCGTCAGCTGAAATAATAGAATCTCCATTGGTATAATAAACTTTGTTTCCGATGTTAAAACTAAAATATTCGTTAAACGTATCACAATACTTATCTAATCGTTTGATGTTACTTGCTTTATCTTTTAAACGATATTTTAATTGTAAAAATTTAGATTTACTCTTATTAGCATCAAAACTCACTCCTAGATAATTTGCTAAATCCAGAACATATTCATGATATATTGACTTTACTTCAGAATATCCTGGACCCTCGTCGCCACTTATACGTTTTTCATTTGGAGAATATGTAACTACCACATGTGGTTTGTTATTTACGTCAAATAACCCTAATAATGTTCTATCTGCATCCCAACTCATCAATCCTGCGCTTCCACAATTAGCCATGTAATGTCCTAACAGATGACATCGTTTTCCAACATTTATCCATTTATATCCATTGCTATAAACTCGAAGCGGAGTCATTTCACTAAACACACGACGTTCGTCATATTTCAATGCAGCCTCCCAAAACTTTAAATCTTTGTATGGAGCTAAGTTCTTTAATTTACCGGATTCTATGTCAATTATTATGGTATTAGCCGTAAAAAATGATGATTTAAATAAATTTTCTTTTATTTCATTTTTCCATAACTCTCGTTGTTTTTTTAAATAATTAACATCCATTTCAGATTCAACATAATCATCATTACTTAATCCGAGACGTTCCGATTCTTTCGAATAATGTTCAACGGTATCTGTGGAATAATACATACCTACCATATCAAATAATCCAAAATTTCCAGAACTTCTATGGTGAGCTTGTAGAAACCAATCTTTACCTAACTGTGATGCGTGATACTGTTTATACCAATTTGCAATGATATATGCAATATTTCCAAACTTTTCATAAAATAAAGATGCAATAATTTCAGGATAACCAAGATTGATTATACTTTGTTTTGATTCCAAAATTAATGACTTTAGTTTAATCATACTGTTACTAATTTACTATTTGGAATTATAGGAACTATATCATCAGTGGTATCATTATCCGAATCGGATTTATCAATAATTTCTTTTGTCTTTTCCACAACATCGGATATACTATGAAGTCCCTTAGTTTCTTCTCCAATAAAATCACTATGAAAAAAATCTTCTCCTTGATATACACCTGTCCAAAATACAAATAATTTATTTGGTTTTCGTATTGATTCGCTATCAATATTTTGAGGTGGAAATTTATCAGCATACTTTAACATTTGCATCCACTCTTCAGATGTTAAACCGACCATCTCTTCTTTTGGAAATTTATAATATAAAAATTTATGATATATACAATATGGTTTTGCTTTATATATGATTTTAATACCAAGTGTAAAATATAAATGAGCATATGAAGGCGCAAGAAGATACTCGGATTTAAAATATCCAATATCTTTCATATCAATATCAAAAATGGAACTATACGCTAAAAAAAATGCTTTACTAAAATCCTTTCTTGAAAATTCCTCATTTAATAATGTTTTTAATTTAATCATAATTTTGCAATCTTTTTGGCAATTTCCAATGCTTCCTCTTTCGTCAAACCAGGATTCTCATACCAGGCTTCTGCTATAGAATTCATTATTTCTTTAAAAATTGGCCCAGGTTTTAAGCCTATTTCTTGCAAATCCTTACCTGAAATTGGCATCTTAGGTTTAAGTGGAACATTTTTAAGTTTCTCAAGTCGCTGACGAATACCAGAAATTTGGTTAGGCATGGATGATGCTTCAGAATGTGCAATATTATCCGCATGCATTAAATTTAATACATTTTCCAGTTGGTCGCCCATTTCGTTACGAAACTTAGTTAATGTACTATCTTTCATTTTTACACCTTCATCCCCTGCTTGTTTCAATCGCATATGGTTTCTTACTCCCAACTTAACTGCATCAATTAATTCCCGTGGGTATTTCAGTCTGCTCATTATTACTTCCACCATACGTTCGCCGGCAAGTTCATGACCATAAAAATGAACGCCTTCAGTAGCAGGGTCTACAGTTTTAGTAACAGTCTTACCGATATCATGAAACAATCCCATCAATCTTTGTACAAGAACTGGTTGGGTTTTGCCCAATACATCTAACGTATGCTGAAATACATCAGCTTTATGATGTTTGTTTTGTACCATTTTAACCGCAGGTATTAATTCAGGAATTACATAAGGAAGCAATCCTGTGACCTTAAGCATTTTAATGGCTTTATCAGGTGTTCCAGTAACTAACATTTTATTCAATTCATCACGAATACGTTCCTGAGATATGTTTGGTAGTTGTGAAGCGTTTTTCTTTAAACCTCTCAACATAAACATTGGCAGTTTCCATTGATATTTTACAGCGAAACGAATCGCACGTAACATACGAAGTGGGTCGTCTGTGAATATCTTATCTGGATTTAACGGAGTTCGGACAATGCCTGCCTTGATATCAGATTTGCCCATACCAGTCAAATCGAGGATTTCTCCTGTGGACAAGTCTTTTAACAAACTATTAACAGTAAAATCACGACGTTCGACATCATCTTTTAGTTCGCCGCCTGTTACGGTTGGCTTTCTTGAACCAGCAGTGTATTGTTCCTTACGGGGCATTACCGATTCGATGTCCATATCAGATAAATCAATACCTTTATGTATAACACCACGAAGATTGAACTTCGCAGTTCCAAATCGTGGAAAAATGACAGGATTTGAACCTGGGTCTTCTTCGGTTTGGCCACCTTTGTAGGCGCCAACCTTTTTGGTCAGCCATTTGGCAAATTCAATTCCGCCATTAGGAGCATTAACAAGTAAATCTAAATCTTTTGGGTCTTTGCCCATGAATTCATCACGCACGTAGCCACCGGCAATAAAAACTTTACCTTGCCATTCCGTTCCGATAATGGACTTTTTGATAAAGTCTTCCAATGCCTTTTCACGAACCCCTTCCATAATTAACTGTTTTATTTCATTCATAAACCGTTTATTGTACACTACACGACTAGAAATATCAACTTTTTTATTTATAGACTCTTTTTGTATATTTTTTGAAAAAATAATTTTTGTTTTTCCATTTTCATACTCCATTTCTATATCACTAATAGATGTGTCTTCAAAAAACAACTCTTCTAATTTAACTCTTTGTTGTTTGTCTAAATCATGTTTACCACGTAAAAAAACAGAATTAAATGAATGTCTGTATGTGACACCTCTAAACCAATGGGCATCATAGGCATTTTCCATTTCAGCAAATCCTAATCTTACAATATATGTACGATGCAACATTACATCCAAATCGATAATATCTCCTTGTGGAGATAACCAAAAATAGGTTGGAAATCGATTTATTTTCATTTTAAAAATCTATCGTAAAATGCTTTATTTCTGCCTTTTAGTTCTTTTCCAGAAGAATTTCTGATATATTGATGTTTTACGACATCCCATTTATTTCTTAACACAGCATCTACAAACTTTGGAAATTTTTTCAATCCGCCCAAATTAAATACAAAATCAGTTAACATTTCATTTTGTTTTTGTGTTAACAGTATATCCACTTTATATCTGTTTTTAATATAATCGTGGACATGTTTATTAGCTATAGATAAATCTGATTTTAAAAGATTTTCCACATCTTTATCAGTAATTCCCTTATTCATAGAATTTAATTCTGACGAAGATTGTATTTTATGACCATATCCTATCGTCGGAAATCCTCCTTCAACGGATTTATGAGGGAACCATAAATTTTTAATTTTATCATAACCAACTTTTTGCCCGTTTTCCACCATTTTTATGTGATTTACGAAATCAGACGAAATAACATTAGATTGCGCTTGTTGTACATTATTTGGTGGAATTGCATCCATAATCTCTTTTATAATTTTTCCAAGTTTAATCATAAGTAATAAATAGATAGAAAATGGAAGGAACGACCTTAGTTTCTATATTTATTTGGATAGATAGAGACGTATAACACTATGAGCGATGTAACAACTCCAATAACAAACCCAACAACTCTTGTTGACCAGGATAGAGTAAGATGGCCAGGAAGTGGTTCCGTGGTCATTAAACGTACTCCTTATGGATTTTACGATGTTGATTTGGACTTTCAGGCGGATGCACAATCTTCGGCAATATGGGCGGCATATAGATTGGGATACCCAATCGTTGACATAGAATTATTGGATGTTAACTTTTACGCAGCATTTGAAGAAGCTGTAAATGAATATGCCGCACAAGTAAACCAAATGAATATTCAGAATTATTTATTGACATTCCAAGGTCAAAACATTTCTGCTTTAGGAAATTTGACAGGACGTTCGGTGGCTGCGGATAACTTACCTTACGTAATTGAAATTGCAAAAGGATATGGAAGAGAAGTCGGTGTTGGTGGTTATGCTGATTGGAAAAAGGGATTTGTTATTACAAAACCATTACAACAAACCTATGATTTACAAGAACTTTGGGCAAATGAGGTTGAAAATTGTAATCGTATTGAAGTTATGAGAATTTTCCACGACTTCCCTCCTGCATCAGCCCGTATTTATGACCCAATGAGTATGACTGGAATGAGTTATTCTAACGTATTAAACGAAATGGGATTCGGTTCATACTCTCCCGCAGTTCAATTCTTAATGACTCCAATTTTCGAAGATTTACTTCGTATGCAGGCTATTGAGTTTAACGATATGGTTCGTAAATCTGCATATTCGTTCGAATTGACTAACAACAAATTAAAATTATTTCCAATCCCTACGTATTCATTTAAAGTATATTTTAACTATATGGTTCGTAATGATAGAATAAGCGGTTCGTTATCGGCACCAAACGGAAG